GATGCAGCTGGTACAATTAACGTTATAAACAGTACATCCGACGCGAGAGATTTCGTGTTCCGCATCGATGACACAGAAAAAATGCGTATGACAAAGTGGGGTGGTCTTGGTATTGGTACTACACCATCTGGTTCAAATCTTCATGTGTATACCGCATACACGGATAGCCAAGATATGCTTAAATTGGAAGGTGCAGCTGCGGGTTCTGGAACTACAAAATCTGGTATTGTGATACACAAGGGTGATGGCTACGGTGGTTACATTCGCGGTTACAAAGACGCAACCAACTCACGAGCAGGTCTCATGATTGGAGGTGAGTACAACAATAGTGAAACAGATGCTATCACAATCATGAAAACAGCGACCCACAGTAATATTGGTATAGGTACAACTGTACCGACCGAGGCTTTTCACCTTTACAACAAAAAGCAAAAAATAGAAGCGACAGGAACAAGTAACGCAATTGTTGAGTTTGTTACAAATGCTGGTTTGTCAAATATTTATGCGAGTAATACGGGTAATGTTCATATCATTCCCAAACACACCCACGTCAAGATTGATGGTAACTTGGATATCGCAGGAGATATTAATTTTTCCGGTGAATTTGAAATAGGTAGTGAACTCGGAGTTAACCTTTCCGGTGCTTCACCAGAAACAAATCTTCATGTAAGAGGTGGTGTCATTACAAACGATGATCAAGTTGCGTGTAAAAAATATTCTCAAACTTTTTCGATCGGGGAAGGTACGGCTAAAGATATCCAACTTATGTTTGGTGCGGGCGCATTCTGTGCTAAAATTATAGCCATGTTGAGAAGAACAGATGGATCGACTGTCAAAGATTTGAGTACCATGATTATTGAAATTTCGGGTGGGACAGGTGATGAAACTGCGCCAGATAATGATATAGCTATCGGCACAAAGAATCTCTTCGGTGGAACAAATAGTTATCCATGGAGTCCAACAGTTACAACTGGTAAACGAGGTATAAGTATAGAACCATATAATACTGATAACGAACGGATTTATTCATATGACATATCTGTAGAATTGGTGTCAGCTTATGGTGGTAAACTTTTAAAAATTAGTCGAGATCTTAGTAGCAATGATGATCTTGATACACAAACTGGCGGTCAAACGCAAATTGCAGCTTTTACTTATTAATTTTACCTAATGGGGAAGACCCAGTGGTAGAATTAAATTTAAAATTATGCCCTGATGGAATCAGAGACGGCTAAGAATAAGACGCCGACAATGAAAGCCATGACGACGTAATTACATTCAGTTTCTTCGAGACCATTTTCTTTATTGGTCCCCTTGTCAACAGCGGCAGGAGGAGGTGCCTGCTGTTTCATGGGAGGTTCAAGTTCCTCCAAGGGACAGTAACCTATCATTTATACTTTACCTAGAGATTAATTTCGGTCTTCTTCTTTTTACGTCCTCGCTTTGATTTACCCACATCAACATTCACCTCCTTGACTTCACCACCCGTGGATTCCCCTGAAATCGAGACAATATCAGACACATCGTCATCGTCATCTTGTTCAGTCACTGGCACTTGTACAGTTGTATTCATTGGCGGTGGAGGCGGCATCATAATACCACCCATAAGGCTTGATATGTCAATGCCAGGACCTTGCATCTCGTATTGACCAGTGCCTCCAACTGGCGCTGCGTCAGCTGAACCAGATGGAGCGCGTGTTGTATTTTGAACCGCGGACATCATATTCTTCACAAGGTCTGGGTTTTGTTTGAGAACATCATTCATATTGGGAAGGGCACTCTTAAACATAGAGTTTGTCAAGTGGAACATCATCGCTGAACCACCCAACATCATGATAAGCTTGACTTCTGGGGCAACGTTGACCTTGCTTCTGTACTTCACATAAAGTTCCTCAAAGACACCATCATAGTCATCTACATTTTCCATGACAGATTCGGACCAACCATCAAGTTGAATCTCAAATGGGTTGTATCTTTTGTTGAGAAACTCCAAGCCTGTCACACAAGCTACAAGCATTCTTCTAGAAAATCGAATAGACTGTTCAACATCAATACTATAAGTAATTCTCTTTACTTCGGAGCGTAACTCTTCAATATTGGAGTATGCATTAAGTCTCTTGTTTACGGCGAATCCTTTCTTTTCGAGACGACCAAGTTTGTTAATGAGATCCGATTTCTCTTCGTCAATAGAAGTGTATCCCTTTGAAGGTTGTTCTTCCTGAGCCTCCATTGGTTCATCATCAAAAAACATTGGTTCATCTTCTCCGTAGTCAATTTCTTCATCCATCTGTGGAGCTTGTGGGGCTGATTGTTTGTTTGGATTTACAAAAGCGTCCATAGCTTCTTGGCGTTGTTGTGTTTGTGGGCGTGATTGTTGAGGAGCTGGACGTCTCACAGGCTGAGGACGAGGTGTTGAGATCTCAATCTCATCCATCAGGGCCTGTTCGTCAGCATCCAACTTCATCACATTTGGGGTGCCTCGATCAATGACAATTTCTTCGTCCATCTACTCTCTATTAGGAAACTATTAAATTACCTTTAACGCACTTTTAAAAAAATATGTATGTACATTATAAATGCTTAACCTCAACCGTGCTAATCGAAATGCCATCATGACCATTGTTGCTTTGATTGTAATTATCTTTGCTCTTGGGATGTTGAAGAGCACCAGCAGGTACCAACCCAGACCAATTACTATCAAGGCTATCAACGAAAAGTCCATCTTCGACCTCGAGCATCGCCTTGAATGCGCCCCTGGCCACACCAGTAAGGGTAGCACATACACCAAGAGCCTCACACCAGGTGGTCTCTGTGCGTCCGAAAGGCTCGTCGCTGAACAAGCTGGTGGCTATGAAATTGATGAAGGAATCGGTGGATCTTTAATCTAAGGTAATACTAAATGGCTTTGGTTACTTCGCCCCAAACTATTCCAGACCTCGATTATGAGTATCACACCATAACTATTGATTCAATTGGGCAGGAGAGTGCCAATACTTTTACTTCTTATCTTCAACAACCCATCAAGAATGTGGTTCAGGCTAGACTATTGGCCGCACACATTCACTCAAATGTCGTGACTGAGCATTGCTATGTTTCTATTGAAGAATTGGATACAATTTTCAATGACAGAGCTTCAAATGTTCTTACATCGGAACAGGCACACATAAGTAAAGTTAGAGGTTCATTTGGAAGTATTGTAACCGATAACGCAACACATGTGTCCGGTAATTCACTCATTACTTTCAAAGACAACTATCCAATTGTTACTCAGTACATTGATCCAATTCGTCGCATTGATCGTTTAAGTGTGACAATCAGAGATCAAAACGGTGATACTATTAAAAACTCAGATGATAGTGGTGATAATTTTTTAGTTATTAGATTTGTGTGTAGAAAACCAAATTTGTAATTTTCTCCTATTAAAGTAGTATAACATGTCTTCTGGTATTGTTCAACTTGTGGCGCTTGGTGCTCAGGATGAGTACATTATGGGTAACCCAGAGATATCGTTTTTTAATTCCACGTTTAAAAGACACTCCAATTTTTCACAATCCATTGAAAAGCAGACAATAAGAGGGGATGTGAAAAATGGTTCGATGTCAAGTGTTCAAATTGAAAAGTGTGGTGATATGCTTGGCTACATCTACATGACTATAGATGATACAACACAAGCTCTTGATACATCAGAATGGACTAATATTATTGACAAAGTAGAACTTCTCATCGGTGGTTCCGTTGTTGATACACAAGACTCCATATTTACAGAAAAAATTGCTATTGATACATTTTCACAAAATGTGTCACGAAGTGCTATTGGTACACACCCGGGTGTACACGCACGTTCATATTTTTACCCCCTTCGATTTTTCTTTTGCGAAGGACCACAATGCGCACTACCATTGGTGGCTCTCAATTATCATAACGTGGAACTGAGAATTTATTGGGGTTCTACAGCTTCAAATTACAATGTTGAAATGTTCGCAAACTATTATTATCTAGACAATGAGGAACGAGGTAATATTGCGACAAGAAAACACGACCTTCTCATTACTCAAGTTCAAAAGAATATTCCATCTGGTGAAATTGTTCAAGATTTGACATTTAATCATCCCGTGAAATACCTTGCCTCTTCAAATACTTCTGTTAATAGCGCTCTCACATCACCAACAAATAAAGTAAAGCTGAGTATAAATGGTGTTGATCTTGGAAATTACAGATGGGGTAAACCACACTTCATCGATGTCACAAACTATTATCACACGAATTTCGTAACATCTCCAGATTTCTTTCTTTATTGCTTCTGTCTCATGACAAGTTCTCTTCAGCCAACCGGAACACTCAACTTCAGTAGAGTAGAATCAGCTAAAATTATGAGCGAGAGTATGACTATAGATGACCCAATTTATGCTGTAAACTACAATATACTTCGTATAGAAAATGGGATGGCAGGTCTCCTTTACGCAAATTAATTTACTATCTTATATTAAATGGTTAAGAACTTACCTGCGGTGGAACGATCTACTAAGATTCGGTTTGGTAAGAACGTACCAGAGGCGGAAGCCCAGGCTGAAAATACCATTGTCTTCAATGCAACGAATAGTCAGTTTAGTGTGCCTACATCGAATGCGGTATATCTTTCACCGGTTCGAAATAGAACGGATTATGAAGATAGACAGATCGTACTTCTCATGTATAATCGTGCAACTAAAGAAATTACAGAGTCTGGTGAAGCAGCTACGGATATTATTCAAACAAGTTTACAAGGTGCTACAAACTTTGGTAATATAACTTCAAACAATATAACTTTTACTGGTGCGGCGCCGACTGCGCAAGGTGTAAGCTTTACAACTTCAAACATTGTGGGTTTAAGTAATTTATTCCCAGAACATACCGTGAGTGTTGGTTCAAACCTATATGTAGATGATAGTGGTCGTGATGTTCTTGTTGTTTCTGGTAATGTGTCAATTTTAGGAAACCTTCAAGTAACTGGGGATACCACAGTTATCAATACCGAAAACACTTCCATTAGGGATGCTATTGTAGAATTGGGGAAAGATAATACATCGGGGGATACCACCCTCGATTTAGGTATTTTAATGCACCGCCCAGATGCACTTTCGAATGTAGTCATGGGATATCGCGAAGGATCCGACGAATTTGTAATTGCCTATACCGATTCAAAACCAATCGACAAAACACTTGTACCGAAAACCGACGAAGACATTAATGTACACGTCTATGGTCTCACCCACGTGGATGCGAACATTTACGCACACGAAGATGTTCTCGTTGATGGTAATGTGTATGTGTCAGGGAATACATCGGTTACAGAAGAATTGACTGTATCCGGTAATGTCTACGCCGATAAGGACCTTGAGGTCATGGGGAACACTTATGTAGACGGTAATGTGGTGGCCTATAAGGACTTACTTGTGAGTGGAAATGTATACGTGTCCCAAAATGTCTCTGTGACCGAAGAGCTCACTGTCACAGGTAATGTCTATGCCGACAAGGATCTTGAGGTTGTGGGTAACGTCTATGTCGACGGCAATGTTGTGGCCTATAAAGATCTTAGTGTCACTGGTAATGCCTATGTATCGGGTAATGTCTCTGTGACCGAAGAACTCACTGTCACAGGTAATGTCTATGCCGATAAGGACCTTGAAGTCATAGGTAATGTCTACGTGGACGGTAATGTGGTGGCCTATAAGGACTTACTTGTGAGTGGAAATGTATACGTGTCCCAAAATGTCTCTGTGACCGAAGAGCTCACTGTCACAGGTAATGTCTATGCCGACAAGGATCTTGAGGTTG